CAGCTCGGCAGCAAGATCAAGCACGAATATATTTGCAGGCAATCCAACTTCTTCTGTCTTTACATACCGTACCAATAATGGCGGTACTCCACATGAAGGAATTGCTTACTGCTTCGCCCCAGTGGAAGGCTACTCAGCCATGGGCAGCTACACAGCTAATGCTTTAGATAACGGACCCTTTGTACATACCGGATTTAGGCCGAAATGGATCATGATCAAACATGCGACTGGTACTACCACTGGCTATTCAAGTTGGATAATTCTTGATACAGAGAGAGATACTTACAATGTGTCTGACGCAAGCTTGCTTGCAAACAGGACTTCGGCTGAAGGCACTCGTGGTGATGGCTCAGGAACTGCTGGGCCATGGATGGATATTCTTTCCAACGGCTTTAAAATTAGATACTCTTGGCAAGTTGTAAATGGAACAAGCGGTGATAAGTACATCTACATGGCCTTCGCTGAAAATCCTTTTAAAACCGCCCGTGCGCGGTAACATTCACTTATCACCACCACGGTCATGTTCACTGTCAGCGGCAAAACGATCCAATACGATCGCGCCCGCCATCCTGTCCCAGCAGTGAGCAAGACTAATGGCTAAACCAAAAAAGAGCCTCTCGGGCAATGTTCACATTGAAAGCAAACCCAAGAAAACGAAGCAGGGGAATGGCCGCAATTCGCGGCCTTCTCATGGTCGTAAACTAAAGAGAGGTCAAGGTTGACTATCATTAAAAAAACGCTTGCTGGATTGTGATGGAACCAATCAATCATGACATCACAATTCACCAAGGTGCTACGTTTGAACTGCCTTTACATTTCAAAGATAGTGACGGCAATAGCGTAAACATGAATGGCTATACGGTTGCGGGTCAAGTATGGGACCGTCTTGGTCAAAACAAACTTGCTGACTTTACTAATACATGGACAGCGCAAGTTTCTGGGCAGTTCACTCTTTCCATCGCTGCTTCCACAACAGCAACCATGAGCGGGATTGGTCAGTATGATGTATTAGTAACTGAACCGGATAACACAAAGTTTTACCTACTACAAGGTACAGCAATTGTGGATCCTGGCCTAACTGGTTAATCTATGGCATTAGTAATTACCCGGGAAGTTGCTCAAGTTACAGTGGTCGCGGCTCGCGGCCCTCAAGGCCCATCATTCGCTGGGGAGAGTTTTCTTGATTCCACTGCGATAGATGCACTGACATCCAGTGACATTGGCAAAATCTTGGTCTGGAATGGGACTAAATACGTTCCTGAAGATCACCTTGACGCTCATCTCACCATTGTTGGAGGCGCATTCTGATGTCTGATGCCGTAACTATCAAAATCAAGCGTAGAGCCAGCAGTGGCTCTGCAGGAAGTCCAAGTTCACTCAAGAGCGGCGAGCTTGCATTTAACGAAAATGCAAGCGATAAAAAGCTTTATTACGGCTATGGCGATGATGGCAGTGGAAATGCCACGTCTGTCATCTCCATTGCTGGCGAGGCCATTCCTAACAGTGGATTGGCAAACAGCAGTGTCACGATCAACAGTAATTCGCTCGCCCTAGGCGGCACGTTGACGCTTGACACTGATGATATTGGTGAAGGCAGCACCAATCTGTATTACACCGACGCTCGCGTTCGTGCAGCGGTTTCTGTTACGGATGCTGGCGGTGATGGTTCACTGGCTTATGACAGCACGACTGGTGCCATTACTTACACTGGCCCATCTGCAGCAGAAACCAGGACAAAAATCTCCGTTACGGATGCTGGCGGCGACGGTTCACTTGCTTACAACAGCTCCACTGGTGTAATCACATATACTGGCCCGTCTGCTGCTGAGGCTAGAGCCCATTTCTCTGCAACTGGCGGTGTTTCATACGACAACTCCAGTGGTGCGTTCACGCTCTCTGGTGTTGCCAATAGCGAGCTAGCGAATAGTGCAATCACCATCAACAGCACTGCTGTTTCTCTTGGTGGTTCTATCACCCTGGATTCAGGGGACATTGGTGAAGGCTCCAACCTTTACTACACGGATGCACGGTCACGCGCCGCCATTTCTGGCGACGCTTCTACGGGCTTCAGCTACAACAATTCCACTGGTGTGGGATCGCTGGCCAGCATTCCGAACAACAGCCTTGCTAACAGCAGCATCACCCTGAACGGCACTTCCGTTTCCCTCGGGGGTTCGGCAACTATTGATGCCAGCTTAGATGTCAGCGATGGCAGTACGACTTCGACTATTGCGGGTGGCGGCACTCTGACAATTCAGGGTACTACCAACGAAGTGGAGGTTTCTAACAGCAGCGGCACGCTGACTGTCGGCCTTCCCAGCAGCGTGCAGATCAGTGATGACCTTACGGTCGGCGGTGATCTCACGGTGAATGGCACTGTCACCACTGTCAACAGCACTACTGTGACTGTTGACGATAAAAACCTAGAGCTTGGTTCAGTTGCCACGCCGACAGATACCACTGCTGATGGCGGCGGTATCACCTTGAAAGGTGCTACTGACAAGACCATCACATGGGTGGATGCAACGGACTGCTGGACGTTTAATCAACCCGTTAACATCACCAGCGGTGGCTTGAAGATTGGCGGCACTGAAGTGATCACTTCGGCTCGCAAGTTGATCAATGTCACCCTTAGTGGTTTGACGATTGACGGGGGCACTTTCTGAGTATGAGCGAAATCATCCAGTTCAAAAGAACCAGCATCCTGCAAAAGCGGCCAACGGCTGCTCAAGTGGCGCTGGGTGAGCCTGCGGTGGTTTTGCATCAATCCAGCTTTGGCGTCTTCTTGGAAGACGCCTCTGGAAACATCAGAAAGATTGGTCCTATTCACGTTGGAAGCAGCGCTCCTAACGCGAGCGCTGCTGGTTCTTCGGGGCATGCACTAGGCGAGGGTTGGTTAGATACAACCGGCAACACATTAAAAGTGTGGGACGGAAGTCAATGGGTGAGTGTTTCAGCAGGCGACAGCAGCAGTGGCGCCACTTATTTAGAAGATTGGGGATTTGAGACCGGTACTGTAGACTATGGTCTAGTTACACAATCTGCGGCTTCCAGCGAAGACTGGGGCAGCTCTTTAAGTCTTCTGAACAACTGATATGGCTAAGCAGGTTCAACTTCGTCGCGGAACAACAAGTGAGCACAGTTCTTTTACAGGAGCCGTTGGAGAAATCACTGTTGACACTTCTTTGAACACTGCTCGTGTTCATGATGGGTCAACAGCCGGTGGGACTCGCCTGGCCCGCTATTCAGAAATTGTTGCTTCAACCCTTCAAGTTGTAGCTGGGAGTGGTTTAAGTGGCGGCGGAGCGTTGAGTGCTGATGTCACCTTAAATGTTGACAATACTGTTGCTCGCCTGGACGCGGCTCAAAGCTATTCTGCTGCCCAAAGAGGCACGGTTGTCACATTGACGGATGGGGCCACCATAACGCCCGATTTCAGCTCTGGCAATAATTTTGCTTTAACCATCGGTGGAAATAGAACTCTTGCAAACCCTACAAACATTGCAGCAGGTCAAAGCGGTGTAATTGTTATTACCAATGGTGGGAGCCATACTTTAGCCTTTGGTTCGTATTGGAAGTTCAAAGACGGTACTGCTCCAACGATCACAGTTTCGTCCACCGATGTTCTTGCTTATTACTGCGACAGCACCACACGCATTTCGGCTGCCGTATTGGCAAACGTGAGTTAACGCGAGCCATCGATTAAACTATCCAAAGACTTAAAATCCTCCCATGTTGATTCTCGACGGCAAGCCGCTTGCGTATGATCGCCCATTCACGCATGATGGCATTCAATATCCTGCCAACTGGCTTCGTTTGTCATCGCCAGAGGAAAAAGCTGCAATTGGAATTGAAGAACGCCCTGACCCCCCACAGTGGGATCAACGTTTCTATTGGGGATACCATGAAAATGGCCAGCTTATTTCCAAGCGCTTGAATGACGAACCAGCGTTTGATGAAGATGGCAATGTTCTGCTGGATGGCGATGGAGAGCAGATTAAGCAAACTGGTTTGAAGACACAGTGGATTGCCACGCAAAAACAGATTGCTGCTTCATTACTAGCCCCTACCGACTGGTATATCATTCGTCGCACTGAAACAGGAGCTGAAATCCCTGGAGAAGTGCTTGTTTATCGGAATCAGGTGAGGGTGATTTCTGGGGAGCGTGAAGCTCAAATTGCAGCATGCGTTACGACTGAAGAACTGAAAGAGTTGCTATTCGGTTCTGCTGAAACTGTTTCGTTTGAAGAAGATCCTGATACTGGAGAGATGATTGAGCGGAGGCAGGCCAATCCGAATGTCGCCACTGCATGGCCTGATCCTGCTCCTGCTCCTGCCTCTAAGGAGCCTGTCGTAATTACTGAACCCACCGTTGAAGATTCTGAGCCTGTTGAGGAAGAAACGATCACATTCAGCGCAGGCACCACTTCTACTGGCATTGACCTTGGCACCTCTTCTGGTGGCTTTGTCTCTGGCGGAGATGTTTTTGGCTCCTACGGTGAGGACACCATCACCTTGGATTGACACTGAACAATGGGACAAGTAAAGCGCGGCGGTGAGCAGTTTGAAACTGCTATCGCCGCTGATTTTCGCGGGGCCATCCTGAAGCGTGGCCCTGACAGTGGTGAAGTGGATGCTTTTGGGCGGAATCGCGTTAGCGAGCCGTTCACACTGTTTGATTCAACGTTGCGTTACACCAAGCGCACAGACCTTTGGTTTGAAAAGGCCACTGGAAGTGCAACGTTCACTTATTCCGTGAATGAGAGTGCCTTAGATCTTGGTATTGGCACTGCTTCTGGCAACGTGGCATTGCGCCGCACTAAGCGGCGCTTCCCATACCAGCCAGGCAAAAGCTTGATGGTCATGCAAAGCTTTGTCCCGTCTGCTCCTGCGGCTGGCGTTAAGCAAGACATTGGCCTGTTTGATGATGACAATGGCGTGATGTTCCGCATTAACGGAACCACAGCTCAGTTCGTCATTCGCTCCAAAGCTTCTGGCAGTGTGGTGGAGAACGTAGTCGATCAAGATTCTTGGAACATCGACACGTTTGAAGGGCTTGACCTGACGAAGGTGCAAATCTTTATTGCCGATTTGGAATGGCTTGGCAGTGGTCGAGTGCGTGTTGGCTTTGTCATTGACGGTGAAATTCGTTACTGCCATGAGTTCAACCAGGCAAACAATGGCACCACTGTCTATTCCACAACGGCCATCCTTCCATTGTCCTATCGCGTGGAGAGCACGGCGATCTTGGCTTCTGCTGCTTCACTAAAGCAGATTTGCAGCAGTGTCATGAGTGAAGGAGGGTATGAACCTTCTGGCCCCATCTACACCGTGGGGCGCGGAGCTTCTGGCGTGACCAACATCAGTGGAGAGCAAGTAGTTGCCGGCATTCGCATGGCCTCTGGACGGCTTGGCAATGTGATCATGCCTGCTCAGATTGACGCAACGATTGAAGGTAACACTGTTGCTCAATGGCGACTGGTGCTCAATCCAACTGTCACCAGCGGCACCTGGGCTCCGGCTGACAATGGACGCGGCAATGTTGAGACCCTGACTGCTGCAACGTTTAGCGGCGGCACTGTTGTGGCGGCTGGTCTTGTAGGCACTCGTGGTGCAGTTGCCTTTGAGCCTGAATCTGGCCTTGCATTAAGCCTTGGCGTAGATGATGCTGACAATTCAGATGTGCTGCTTCTCACCATGGAAGCTGACACTTCTACTAAGGGCACTGCATTGTTGGGCTGGCGAGAGCTGGTTTAATCTTCCAATCGCCAAGTGATTCTGAGGGGGCCTCCTAGCAAGGAGCCCCCCTCCTCTTCAACAATCACAGATGGGACGATTGCGTCTGGAATCGCAGTAATCGTTGCTTTAGGGAATAATTCTTTTGCTTTTTTGGCAAGCTTATTTGACATTGCATTGCGGTGGTCTTCCACCCATTCTTCAACCAGCTTTTGACTTTGACTGTCAATTGCTTTCATGGTTTTAGCAGTTTTCCAATCAGCCCAGTCTGTGCGGCAATAATTCATCATCCGCCTAAACCAGGGATTGGTGGCTAGGGATGGCCAGCGCTCCAGGAAAAGCACCCCCACCTCGTAGCACAATGCTCGAAATAGTGCTTGAGTGGTCATCGTGAAACAAACACTGCCCAGCCGCCAGAGCCACCAACCCGCCAACGTGGCATCCAAACACGTCTGCCATAGTGAACTCCCTTGCCGCCAGAAGCGCTCAGATAGGAGCCGTTGACAATATCGGCTTTGCCATAGGGGTCGTGGTGAATAAAGTCTTCGTCGGAATAGCCAATAATTACAGACCAATGGCCACCACCTGAAGGGGCGTTATATGGACCGTAATGCAACCAACCAACAGCAACTGGCCTTCCTGCATTGATTTCATCAACAATCATCTTTTCGGTGACGATGGTGCTGAACCTGGCGGTCAGGCCAAGAGAACGCAATGCTTGAATTTGTGCATTTGCGTCAGTGGAATCGCCATACTTGCTGCGAATTTGATTGTATTGATCATCTGTTGCCACCTTGCCATGAAATGCCGCGAGCATGGCGCAAGAACTACTGAAACATTCGCGATAACCAGTGCCCGAGGCATTGTCACGTTGGCTGAAATAAGTGACATTCAGAGGATTGCTAGGCATTGATGGTTTCTTCGGACCAGACCGATAAAGCAGGGCGAATTCGCCTAGTTCTTCGGGCGTTAGACGCTCTTCTAGGTAATTCCAAGCTGCAATCTGATGACTCTCTTCGTTGTAATATTTTGCAGCGCTTGTAAGGCGGATGGTGCGATTTGACATTTTGTTTTCCTTCATAATGCGAATAAGTTTTGCTGCATAATCAGGATCAGTGGCATACCCTTCCTGTTGAAGCATTTGTGCAGCTTTTTCTGGCGAAGCTGCATTGTTAACGCCTTTATATTCTGGCTTATGTGCAGGAAAGTCTTTATACCAAAGCCTGACAAGGTAATCAATGCAATCCTCGCGGGAATCGAAATTAATAAACCCGTCCTTAATGGTCATCCATCGACCATCGATGAATTCTTTAGTGATGCAACCAGTGCCGCCCTTGACGCTCTTCAAGCCGAAATAGTTATGGGTGCCAGAAGTGTGCTTTCCATGGCCGCTTTCTAACGCCCATTGAGCGGCCACAAGTTGAGGGAATTTAGCGCCTGCGCTTGCGGCGTAGGCGCTAATGCCTTCCCATGTGTTGGGGATCATCGGCTATGCCTGTAAATCAGGACTTGTGAGCCGGAAATACGCGCTTGAGAATCGACAGCACCAATTGAACAGTGGAATTCTCTTTGATGGGAGTCACGGCAATGATGTGCTCCAAGGCGCCAACGACAACAGCACCGATGACAAACCATTCAGCAGCAGTCATGACAGGAAAAAATAAATGTCACCTATACGCTAGCGGCGAATTTCAAGAGAGCGCACTCGCTTCTCTAGCTCCGTGACATTCTCAGTGAGTGTCTGGAGCTTTTCTGTAATGTTTTCAATTTGCGTGGCCACTTTCACCTGTTGGTTGCCAACTGCTACGAGCATGCCTCCCGTGGCAAGAAGCATTCCGGCAGTGATCGTAGCGACGAAATTAGCCAGTCCTTCAGCCAGGGGCTGCGTTCTCATGGTGTCCCTCCTATCTCAGACTTCATTCTATCTCTTCTCCGGCGCTGTCAATTTCCGAATAGATTAGAGGCAACAACTGAAGAGAGGGCTTCATGTTTGTTGCTTTTGAGCCTGAAGATTATCTCAACAGCCTCATCGAAGTACGCAAATCTGATGCCCGACGATTATTTAGACGCGCAATATACAATGACTATCCGCTGCGTGGCCCCAGGGGGCAAGCAGCTTGTGCCTATTGCGGTCAATGGCACGGCAAGCTAACTATTGATCACATTATCCCCAAGAGCCGTGGCGGCCCTCACTTTGCACGTTGGAACCTAGCTCCAGCTTGTGAGCGCTGCAATTTGTCAAAGACCAACGCACCAGTGTTTGAGTGGTGGCGTCCTCAGAAATTCTGGACGCCAGAGAAAGAAGAGGTTCTCACGTCTTGGATTTATTGCAACAGTTTCATTGATGCCCATGTTGATCAGGCTGAATACTGGCAGTTTCTGGCGACCAAGCGAGTGGTGCAGCAGGCGATCAACTATCAAGTGAAGATGAAAAAGGGGCCGCATCACGGCCCCTTTTCTCTATCTGACTTGGATCAATTGGAAGTGATCATGCATCACTAACTGGAGGGAACATCTCTTCATCGTCTCCTAGCGTTACTGGCATCGGAGCATCATGGCGCACATCAGGCATGGGGCAAAAACCATCCTTGCATTGTGACAAGCTATTTCTCTCCCGGTCAATCTGTATCAATGCATTCAGATACCACTGAGCCTTTTCGAGACTCTGAGTACCCCCTTTCATCTTTTCTCGCCACAAGTATTTGGCGACGTTACCTTTTAGGAACCCTCTATATTCTTGCGGCGTTAACTGCGCTTCGATTGCTTCAATGCATTCAATGCTGCCAGAGGTGTAATGTGCTGGCGCGTGAACGGGATCAAAATGATTTGCCATTGGCGTAGAAAGCGTCAAATGCCTCGGGGACTATAGGCTCTGCAATGCGAGCCATGGTGTCTGCATAAGCACGAATTTCCCACTGAGCATCAGCAGGCATCCGCAGGCTTAGGAAATGCAAAAGGGCTTGGAGGCTACAAGTCCAGACGAAGGAAGTGTAGTGGCAAGTGGGCAAGATGCCGCGGGCCTGCTCCTTGCTCACACCTGCTTCGATGAGCGTCCTGTAGGCGTCCTTAACGGCCTCCAGGGCATCAGAGTAGGCGGCCTCTGCAACAGCATGCCCACGGCCCATTAAGGGGCCGCTAGAGGCTTGCTTGTTGTTCTTGCTCTGCTCCCTGAATTGAGTGGGGGTGTAGAACTCCTCGTCATCCGCCACGCAATAACGAAAGCTTTTTTCGTTCCAGCCAAGCTGATCATTGGCGTAGGTGCCGCCAATCACGTGCTTCCACCATTGTCTTGCGACGAACAGAGGAGCCTTCACTTGCCATTTGAACACTACGCCACGAAACGGGCTGGTGTGCTTATGGGCGACCAAGTAATTGAGAAGCTTCTGGTCCCTTGTTGTGAAGTCCGGGCTTTCAGCGTCAAAGCTTTGCCGCGCATCGTTAACGATGTCAATTGAACTTCCCATGTAGTCAAGAAGCCGCAGAGAGCTAAGGCCGTCACCGAGGGGATCATGAATGGCGAAGTCTGTCACGTCAAATAGTCGGTGAGGAGAGTGCAATCGTCCAGCACCTTACTGTGATAAGTGCTGATGTCGAGACAGACTTTCTTAAGATCACGAACAAGATGGTCGATGCCCATTTCCGGGCCATCGCCTCCTAAGTATTCGTCGATGCTTTCCATGAGCCGCTCATAGCGTTGCTGCTCATAGCTCTTGGTCGGTGAAGAAAAGGTCATTCGGGACGGAGCCTTGAAACTGCATGGATGCCAATGTGGGAAGGATGTGAGAGACCCTCATCCCAAACCACTTCTGCTCTCGGGCAGGATCGCCCACTGCGATCCTTGACAGATGATAGTGACAGTATTGTCCCTCGGAAGCCTGAATAGATCCATCCTCCTGCCGTGAATGAAAGGAGCACCACACGATCCCCTGCATGGTATTCATGGCGTTTTGGTGTGCGACGTGGCTTCTGGAATTTAGAGGAGGGGAGGTCCGTATGTCTATATTCGGGATTCTCTCCAGATTCCACGGGGGCACAGAACGTCTTGTTGTCACGGCGCCGCTTTACGCTAGAAGAAAATGAAAGTGCCATGCAATACAGCATTCCAGTGATTCTTGCTTACGATGGTGGGAAACGCTTGGTCAACATGGGTCCATTTGAGCGCAGCCTGGAGCGTGAGTTTTCGCTGTCCGTGCAGAAAAAAGCAATTGAAGACTGCGACAGTCTTGGACAGTTGAAGGAAGTGTCGATGAGCCTGCTGCAAGGTTGGAGCAACATGCAGGAAGCGGTTCAGACACTTGTCATGGAAAACATTCAGCTTCGCCAAGCCATGAGCCTGCGTGATGACGAGATCAGGGCTGCGGAGGCTCTGATGGAGGAAGCTGCGAATCAGATTGAGAAGCAACAAAAGCAGCAATCATCTCAATCCAAGCGGAATCTTTGGCCGTGGTCGAAGTGAGCAGGAACACCTTCCAGCCACTCATCAT